TTGTGAGGGCGGCCCGAGTTCGCCGGTCTGGAACTGGACGCTGATCGCGGCCTGCCAGAGCTGGCCGAGTTGGCCGTCGGAGAGGTCATCCCAGAACGCGGCGAACTCCTCCGGCGTCTCGGGCTTCGGCTCGACCAGCTGAGCCTCGACGAGGGCGGGAGCGAACGCGTCCGGATCGAAGGCGGGCTCTTCGTTGCCACCCCGCCTTGCCGCCGTCTCGATCTGCTCCTTCGTCGGCGGATGCTCGGCCCTCAGCGCCTGGTAGGCGCGGTGCGTGATGGCCTCCAGCGCGAACCGCACCCTTGATGCCTCCGCCTGCTCCTCCACCTCCTGGAGGTGCTTGGCGACGTCACGGGCGGTCTCCGCACCGTTGGCTTCGTCGTGCCGCTGCGCCCGCTCCAGGAGCTGCTCAAGGGCGCCGATCTCGGCGGCGGCCTCGGCGTCCAGCACCATGTCGACGATCTGTCGGGGGCGCTGGATCTTGGCCCGCACGGCGGCGAACGTCAGCGTGGGCTTCGCGGCCCGACGTGCGGGCGGCTTCCTGCTCGAAGTGGTCATGGGTTCCCTGTCCTTCACGTGCTGCTACATGGCCTGATGGACGGCGATTTCGATGCCGGTGACCAGGTCGTCGGCGTTCGCATCCAATGCGGGGCCGAGGTGCGGAATGGGGGCGTTCTTGCTGGTGCCGTACTCGATGATGTTTCCGAGCGGGCCCTGCGCCCGGCCCTTGTCCGGGCCGATCTCGCCCTCGACACCTACAGGCGTGACCTTGACGTCGTAGGTGATCGAATACGGGTAGGCGGGCAGGTACTTGTGGCCCCTGATCCGGCCACGGGCGTCGTCCCGCACCTTCCGGCTGGTGACCGTGACGGCCTTCCCGACGTTCACCCTCAGCCGCTCCGCGAAGGTCCCCAGGTCGTCCACGACCACAGTGAGGCCAATCACGTCGATGCCAGCCATTACGACTCCCTCCGGAACACCGACACCTTCAGGCCGTCGGTCTTGCCGCCGTCTTCCTGGTGCGCTGCCACCCGCCGTGCACCGGCCAGGCAGGCGTGGCATTTCGTGATTGACGCGTCGTAGGCGTACTCGTTGTCGGCATGCGTCGTCTCGGCGAGCGAATGCCCGCAGTCCCCGCACAGGCCGGATTCGGCCTCCAACAGGGCCATCGCCCACCAACGGTCCTCCGGCAGCCACAACGGCTCACCAGGGCCAGGCTGCGGGCGGCCGAGGAGAATGCTGCGGGGAATGCCCCACGCCCGGGCCGCCTCGACTTCCCGCCGGTACGGGAGCCGGTGATCCCGTAGGCGGGCTACAAGAAAGGGACCGGGCTCGGCTCCTCGTTCACGGCGAGCGCCGCAGCGAACAAGGTCCGCGCAGTGCCGTCGTTGACGACGTCCAACAGCCGGTCCACCTGCGCCGGGGTCAGGGACGGCTCGACACAGCAGACTGCCAGGACTGCGGGCAGAAACGTGCCCGCGTCGTAGGGCTGCCCCTTCGAACCCTCCGGTGCCGGATGGGCGGCCAGCAGGTTGCTGTAGGCGCGATGCCCCAACGCCCGGAACCGGAACTCGACCGCCGCATCCCGCGCCCGCTCCCGGGCCGCCGTGAGACGCTCCTGAAGCTCGTAGGCCGGATTCACCTCACCCAGCGACGTCGAATGCCACTCCCCCAACTGCCCCAACTCAGCTTCCAGCGCCTCCAGTTCGGCGCCCACGTCGCCCGCAAGACACACCTGAACGGTGACCTCGCGCGGCGACGCCCCTGCCAAGAGCTCCGAAATATCCGGCATCAGGCGACGACAGCCCTCGTCGCCGGGTCCGACGTGACCTTGAGCGGCGACATGAACTTGTTGAGCTCGTTCGCCGCCGGGGCGATGTTCTGCGCCTCACCCGCCGTCACCGGGTAGATCTCCACCTTGTCGCCGGTCGCGTAGGCCGTCCCGAAGGCCACGCCGCGGCGCACCGCCAGGTAGCCGGACGCGTTGTAGGTGAGCGTCGTGTACGGCTGGTCCTCGATCGTGGTCGAGCCCCGCTTGAAGGTGAGTTCGACGGTGTAACTCCGCCTTCCCGGCTGGTTCGTCGTGAACGTCGAACCCAGCGACGACGTGTCGACGTCCGCCGTCGCCGGGTCCGTCTTCAGACCGTCCGGGGTGATGCGCAGCGTCCAGTCGGAGCCGCCGTTCAACTCCGCCGCAGTCGGCGCGTTGATGTTCGCGATCGACGGCACCCACGAAACCTTCGTGTTGCCATCGCTGATCAGGTCAGACATGAACCCTCCTCAGGGCACAAAAAAAGCCCCGAGCGGCGGGGCGGGCGAGACGGGCGGGAGCGTCAGATACGCACGACAGCAACAGTGACCGACGTCGTCGACGAGTAGGCGACCGCGGCGAGACCGTCCGACAGGCCGGCGAACAGATCCTTCGTGATGGGGCCGATCATCATGTCGCCGGTCGTCGCCGGGACCGTGATGACGACGTCAGCGGCGGCCTGCGAGCGGACCTTCGAGGTCGAGGACAGGGTGACGGTCATGCTGGAACCGGCAGCGTTCTTGACGTGCAGGAACGTCCGCTCGTCACACTGGATCTTCGTGGATGCGGCGGCGGCGCCATAGGTCGGGGCCAGGCCGCCGAGGCTGATGACCTGGGTGGTCAGGGTTGCCATGGAGGAACTCCTCTACAGGGGGATTGAGCGAAGCCGGTACCGGCTGGGTGCGTAGAAGCAGGGCGGAACAACGTCATCGTCACGCTGTACCGGCTGCCCATCGAGGGACTCCGGTTTCCAGGACGCGCGCCCGGCGACCGTCAGGACGACGGACAGCGCGGCGATGGCCCGGTCAGACACCGACATGGCCTGCGCCGCCGTCAGACCCACACACGTCAGCTGGACGACGGCAGAGAAATCGACCCGGTTGTCGCCGAGCGACGCAGTCATCGCGCGGCCCGGCTCGGGGTAGAGCACGATATACGGGGTGTCGGCCGTCGGAGAGACGCCGGGGGGTGCCCCGCCGACATAGACCACCAGACCGGCCGCTTCGAGCGCGGCCGTCACCGCGTCGACGTGAGGAAGAACAGCAGGAGTCGTCATCGGCGACCTCCCGTCACGTGGCGGCTTCGACGGTGATCCGCCAGGCGGTCGCGGTGCTGCTGAAGTCGACAGCCATCACCGCGAACAACTCGCCGACAAGCCGCGTGTCACCAGATGCGGTGATCGTCACCGTGTCGCCGGTCTGCAAGTCGTCGGCGGCCAGCGAAGCGAACGGCAGGGCCAGCTCATAGCGGGCCACCACCGTCAGCCGCTCCCCCGCCTCCTCGTTGCGAGGAACCCGCTGCGGCTTCAGCCGGCAGGCGCCCGAGTACAGGACCGTCGGTGTGCCCGGGGTGAGAACGCTCGTGGTGCGGTTGAGCGTCGACGCCCCGGGTCGGCTGATGGTGCAGGTGTCGACCAGTAGCTGGTTGTGCGCGGCACGGCCGTCTGCGAGCAGCGGTTGAATGTCGATCAACGCCATCACGTCACCGGCGCCACGGAGAATGCCGCCACACGGTACGGGCGCAAGTCCTCCTTCTGATCGGCAGACAACTGCGCTCCGCCAATCGACTCCGACGCATACGTTCGACTGTGGCTGTAGTCGTCGATCGACTCGGCCTCTTGGCGCAGGCCTCCCGGATTGGTCATATTCATCGATGCCAGGTCGAGCACGATGTCGACGACGTCGTCCGGGACCTCCGAGTAGCCGTGGCTGTAACTGACCCGGACGCGCTGCGCCCAGATCCCCATAGGCCGCATGAACGGCCAGCCCATCAGCCGGGTTGGCGCCCACCACTGCTCGCCCCGGGTCAGCTCGGTGCCGATCCGGGTGAAGTCACGGCCCTCAAGGGCCGCATACTCCTCGTTGCTGATCCCGAACAGCTCGACGACTGTCAGTGGATGCGCGTCGTCGACGAGGATCGGGCGTTGCGGCAGCCGCAGAATCCGCCCGTTGCCCGGCAGGGTGATCGTGTCGTTCTCGACGAGCGTGAACTGCTGGCGGCAGTGCTTGCGGACCCTGGCCGACGCCCGTCGGATCGCCATGGCGGCCTGCGCCGGGTCCAGCGTCCGCTGTAGTGCGGCCTCCAGGTCGTCCTGGGTGATCAGGGGGGTCGGGGACACGGTTGGCCCCCTACTCCTCGGAGTCGACCATGGATGTCAGCCGCTTCACCACGGTGCTGCGCGGCCTCTCCTTCGCCTGCTCCGCCGCCAGTGCCGCAGCGGCGCGCTCACGGTCGTCGTTCACCCAGGCCATGAGGTCGTCGATGGTGCCGTCCACCGGCGGCTCGTCGCCATCCGGGTCCGGCGCCTCGGGGGCCTCAGGGGGCGCCTCCGGCTCAGGGTCGGGATCCGGGTCTGCTTCCGTGACCTTGACCGCCCCCTCCGGGGCATTCGCGGCGAGATGGCGGGCGAGGTCGCCCTCCAGGTCGTCACCCTCGCCGAACTCGCGGACCTCGTAGTTCCAGTACGACCGCGTCGGCTGCAGTACGCGCACGCGCATGCTGCTCTCCTTCCTTCCTGAAGGCCCTCCGGCGCGGACGGACAGGGTTGTCCACGCCGGAGGGAGACGGGGTCAGGCGTGCTCGATGACGACGCCGCGCTTGTACAGCGCCGCATCGCCCGTGCCCGCATCCGACGGAACGCCGTAGTCGCCCACCCACGACCACGTCGAGGCGATGACCTGCTGCAGCCGGTCCTGCGCCGGACGCACCAGGAGGGTGACGTCCACCCCGGGCGCGGCGTTGATGGTGCGGATCTCCGGCACATCCTCGACACCGGTACCAGCGAGAAGGGTGTTGGTGCCCTCGAACGGCGCCGACATCAGCGCGTTCGCACCCAGCACGATCGGCCGGTGCACCGTCAGGGTGCCCGCCGAGCCGCCGTTGGCGATGGTCGGTGCCTCCAGGTTGCGCACCCAGTCGATGCCCGCGAACCGGCCGATGGACAGCTCCGTGTAGATCGGCGAGTCCACGCGGCCCTGAAGGGCCTGCTTGAAGTCGGCGTCCGCGAAAAGCTGCGCCTCCGTGTCCGGGTCGATGTGTGCGACGTAGTAGCCGCCCACCGTCGGCACCGCCATCTTCCGCAGGCGCGCCACCGCGGCCCGGAAGTTCGCGAACGTCACGACGTTCGACGACGACAGGTCGAAGGGCGAGTTGCCGGTCGCCCGGACCGAGACCGGAGCGTTCGCCGCGATCACGTAGTCGCCAGCGACGTCGACGCGGGCGGTGCCCAGCGTCAGCGTGCTGGTGCCGGTGTTGACGCCGGTCACCGTGTTCGCGACACCCGCGATCGACACGGTCAGCGGGTTCGACGCGGACACGGCGGTCGGGACGCCGTTGACCATGACGGTGGTGAAGCCGTCCGTCGAGTTGACGATCATCGACGTGTCCGAGGAAGCAGCCGTGGTCACCCAGGTCCGGCCGCCCGCATACGCCTTGTACAGCTTGTTTCGGGCGACCTGGTTGATGGTCTGCCCGGCGTTGATGCCCAGGTTCTCGACGTCCGCCAGGAACTTGCTCGCCAGCGCCATCGCCGACCCGAGCATGTTGGTGTCCATCGAGTTGGCGTACTGATCCATCGTCACGGACCACTGCTCGATCGAGTACGTCGCCGCCGACGGGTCCGAACCCGTCACCGGAGTCGTCACCGGGGCGAGCAGGCCCTTCCGGGTGAACGTCTTCGTGTCACCCAGGCCGCCCATCCACGGCTCGGCGTCCGCGATCTGAGGGAACAGGAAGTTCGGCACGAGCGCGTCACGGAAGACGCGGTCCAGGATGCCGTTCTGCAGCATCGCCTGGATGCCGGCGGGCAGGGACGGCCGGACACCGGCGTGCCGGTCCAGCTTGAACCACGGCCGCGGGGCGCGGTGGAGCCGCGGGCGAACCGCGGACATGGTGGGGGTCATTCTCACTCCTCAGTGATGATCTCTATGGACACTTGGTCCGGGTACTGCTGGGCGTATTGATCCAGGCCCAGCAGCGCGGTTTGGGTGATGGCCGTCACGGCGGCGCAGACGCGACCCCCAGCAGCAGGCTCGTCGTGACCGGACACCTCAATCGAGGTGCGTCCGCCGCCCAACCGGGCCCGGACCGTGATCACACGCGCTGCCGGTAGCCGTACTTGGCGAGCTCCGCGGCCACATCGCCCTTCGGGGCGGTCCGGTAATCCACGGGAGCGGGAGCGCCACGCGAACCCTGGCCGGGATCCGGCTTCGGCTTCGTCTTCGGCTCGGCCGCTGGGGCGACCGGCTCGGGCTTGGCCCAGTGCGGCTTCCGTGCCAGCAGATCCGTCAGGGCCGTCTCGATGGCGTCCGTGTCGATCTCGCCGTCCGCGTCGACGTACTGGCTGGGGTCACGCATCAGCACGTCCACCGCGTCAGTCGGGTCGGCGAACTCTCCGGCCGCGGCGCGGACCTCGGCCGCCACCGCGCGCGCGGTCGCCTTGGCCTCCCGCTGGGCAGACCGTTCGACCTTCGCCGCGAGCTTCTCCGCCTCGGATTTCTGCGCGTCCTCGAACTCCTGCACCTTGCGTGCAAGGTCGTCGGCACGCTTCTTCTCAGCGGCGGCAGTCTTCTTGGCTGCGGCACGCTCAGCCTTCATCCGGTCGAGGGCCTTCTTGCCCTCGTCGCCGAGCTTGTCGGCGCCTTCAGGCTCCGGATCGGGCTCGGGGTCCGCCGGGTCGCCTGCCGGGTCAGGCTCAGGGTCGGGATCCGGATCTGCCGGATCGGCTGCCGGGTCCGGAGCGGGCTCCGGGTCGGCGGGGTCGGGGTCTTCGTGCCTGTCGAGCCGGAACCAGCCCACGCTCTGAGCAGCGGGCAGCCAGCGGGTACGAGTCGCACTCATGGATGGAACTCCCATTGCGGGATCAGAGACCGCGCCTTGCGCGCGGCCAAACTTGGGTCGGGTAGAGCTGGCCTGCGCGCTAGCCGAGGTAGCCGAAGCGCTTCAGGAGCCTGATCAGCTCGTCACGATCGTCCGAGAGGCGCAGAATCTCGCCGGGCGTCAACCGCGGCGTCCGCAGGTGGAAGCGGGGCAGGCCGCGTTCCAGGTCGTAGCCGTTCCGGGCG